CCTACGCCGGGTACCGCGCACATATATTGACATCAATTCAAAAGAAAAGAAAAGAAAAACAAAAGAAAAATCAAATTAATAGAATTAACATTTGTACATCATATATATGTGTGGACATCTAAACAGTCTTAACTGTTAGATTAGAATTTACCGTGGAAATAGAAAGCGCGCTGGCACCCCCTGATTTCGAGATCCTAGTCCGTGCCATTGGAGGGATCCCTTGCAATAGATGAAAACTAAAGTCATCAGCTGCTGCACGGTAATAATTGTAATTAAAATTACGAGAAGAATATGCATCACCCATTACTGAGTGTTCATATTGTATTTTATAGATATTCTGTGGCATATACCAGTCACCCCCAACATTCTTTGACGAATAGAAGGGAACACCATGATATTGAATACCTGATGCAACTTTTTGTTGCATTATTGGATGGTAAAATGGCACCTGGAACTGTATGTCGCGAGCTTCCATATCATTTGATATGAACATCTCGTGCATAGAAGTTTCCGGCAACCACATATTAGACGGGTTAGAATTATCAGAACCCATACGATCGGAAGTGTATGGCAACACTGGTGTTGCATTACCATTCTGATCAATAGACAATGGCGGCGCAGGTAAACTACCTGTGACCGAATATGATGGCCTATACGTTATTTGTGCCGATGACTCACCAGCATTTAAATTTGCAATTTTAACCCTCATCGAACCTTTCCAATAACCATAGCACATGGAGAAAGCATCAATAAGGTCTGGATAATGCATAGCCATTGTCGGGTTATGCATTTGTTCATAACTAAACCCAGTGCCAACACCAACAGATGACACATATGGTTGAATACACTGAGGATATAATTGCATACCATTCCACCGGAAGGTTTTAGTTCCCGGCAAAGAACCCGTTTTGACTATGTACTTCATAGTCGTATTAAGTTGGAAAATCTTAATTAATGATCTTACACTAAAATTATGCTCACCCATTGAAATTGCCGCAGCATCAAACTTCTTTGAAGTAGTCAATGGAACATTAACTGCAACAGTCGTTGCATCAGTTGTAAGGTTCGACTGCTGTTCAATTTGAATTGGTTCAACACCCGCGACTAATGCCGAAGTTGCAGCCAACTCAAACCACCGAAGCAAACCTCCATGATGTTCTGACGGCATCTGCACTTTATTATTAATCAATGTAGCATCAGATAAACCAAAATCTTCCCCACCAACAGGAATTCCTGTATAGTTGAGACTAATATCAGCAGGATCTGTGCCAGTTAAAGCCGTAAACACATTATAGTCGGCGGTGCTAACAGCAACTGCAGACTTCAAATGGTAATTGGCTTCAGCACGATCAATATCTTGTAAAAGAGTCATTCCAGGAAGTAAATACAGATAACTCATTGGTCCAATAACTCCACTCGGTTTGAGAGTGGAACTATAAATGGCCAATGTTGATTCTGTAACTATATTCTGACCAACCACATTCACATTCATACTTGAACCAGAATCAAACGACACATCAATTGGTAAAGAGTTCTGCACATAAACATTTAAAGGTAATCCATCATCTATCTTAAGTGGAAACAATGAATTAGTTTGCACAGTCACTGGGCTAGGAATGGCAGCTGTCACATTCAGATTCGCATCTGTAATGTGAACATTGCCAGTACCAACTAAATTTACAGGCAAAGATGGATCGGCTGTTACCTTAACAGTAGCATTTGCTTCCGCCAAAGCAACATTTATATTGTTGGCGTTAACGACAGTAACGTCCAATGGTTGCAAAGGACTTGTATCAATCGCCACACTCAATGGGGTATTAGTCACGCTAACGCCAACAGTATTGTCCACTATAACATGGGCAACATTAGGATTCATAGCTATAACAGAATTTATTCCACCATAAGTTTCCTTTTCCGTAAAAGTATTATTATTAATAGGTCCATCAACATCATATCTAACACGCATTTTCGATTCATCTCCAACTGGGACGAACCAAGGATTACCTTTAAATACGGCTAATTCAAAATCATCTCCTGCGGATATTTCTATCACACATTGAATTTTCTGAGCTACTGACGAAGGCGCAGACAAGTTAGTCAATGCTTGCACCAAGACCGTTCCATTACTGGAATAATCTGGATGAGTATTGGCAGCAAATGCTGCACCAACACAAGTATTGAAAGGTCTATTTGAAGAAAAAGGTACCGTAAACACAACTTCATTAGTATCACGCAAGTCAACAACTTGCTGTAAAAAGTAAGAAGCTTCCGGACTATTAACATCATAAGTAACTTGTGGATCATAATTGGGGTCTTGATCTCCAGGTAACCACATTATTCGAACACGACCAATATGGAAAGCAGTTTTGGCAAATTTAAATGTGTATTTAAGAGAACCACGCCAATAATAATGCATATGAGATAAATAGGCGAGGTGTGTAGGTACAATAATATCTGAGGGTGGTTGTATATTACCCCCAATATATGGTACTATCCCAAAATCTTGATCACAAATCATAGGGTCAACTAAGAACTTTACCAAAGAAGCACCGGCTGGATTCAATTGAGAATCCCAGTAAAAACTTTGAAAGTATTCAGATCGACCAAACATATATGCAAACGACATTTCATCTTGTCCTGTAACCAACTCCGCAGAATCATTTTTAAGTGTATTACAATGAGATAGTGCGAACACACGAGATGTATCCACACCATCAACATTTTGCGCATAACGATTAAAAATAATTTCCCTGGGCGAAGGTTCGCAGTTAACAAGTTCCTTAGAAAACCCAAAAGCCGAAGCAATTTGGGCTGCGGGTTCAGCTATCTTACCTGCAGCAGAGACGACTCCTCCTATAATGGGTATACCATCAGTCAAAGGAGACACTACATTTGCAACTTTTCCCACAACACCTATTATACTAGAAAGGAAACCTTGTTGTTCTATTCTAGTATTACGGGGTATGCGTTTGGAGAACTGCAATGCTGCAGAAGAATCCATTCCTTTTGAAATAAGCTCAGCAGCGATAACATTTTGTACTCCCAACAGCTCCCTTGTAGGGAAAGTGGGGAATGACAAATCGACGTTATCTAAACCAACAAACAACTGCAGTGATGCAGCTCCAGATGGAACAGAAATATCGGTATACGCAACAACAAACATTATCATAGTGGTTGGATAATCCTTAAGATCTTCATCAGAAGGATCAATTTGTGTCATATCCCAATGGGACAGAGGACTAATATATGGGATTTTAAAACCTAAACTTTCTCCCGAAGCTAAGTCTATTTCTACATGAGGACAGGCAGTCATACTAGTTAAAGAATTAAACATGCCGTATCCATTAGTTAAAAATCCAGAGTTAGCTCTATTAAATTGATTAGGTGTAAAATAACCAACAATAATTCTACCACATACCATAGGATTAGTATTAACACGCACTTGCAAATTAACATCGGCGCGAAAATTCTTAAACCCAACAATTTTATCACGTTTCATGACAGGCAAAATATCATTAGGCACATTAAACGTTCCAAGAATGGAACCTTTAACGGTAGCATTATTTAAAGGTATCGACTTAAGAGACTCTGGTCGAGCTAGGAAATCGAGAATTGTACGTATGGAATCTGTTTCGACTCCTACATTAGTGTCTACATTATCATCAGTAATCGAAGGAACTTGTCTTTCAACCACATCATCTATTAAATTAACGGTATCAAAATGAACATCGGTAGTTTCAGTAATGGATGTATTACACGCTTAGCCTCCATTGCACACAGCGTATTCCTCAGTAATAGCACCAATTAAATTTTAGAGTGGCAGTAGCTATAATAACCATAAATATGGTTCCACTCGTATATGTTGAAGTCTTCTCTCGAAGATATTCAACATACACACCAGGATACAGTCCCAAAGAGACAGACTGAGTATTTACTCTTTAGTTATTACCTGGATTAAAAGCTCAAAATTGATGAGCTGATACATAATCTACATTCACACGACACATTAAACGATGTAAGCGTGTAGTGAATGCTTCATCATTAACTTTTATGTTCTTAGAACGACAAGCTTTAACCAAGTGGGGTTTCCATTCGTTGTACACCTTCGCTCCATGCTGAACTAATTCTTCCAAACAATTTTCAACACGTTCTTCACAATTCAAAACTCTGTCACAACCTTTAACCCAATTGACACTCTCCAAACAATCTTGGATATCAATTGGTGCAAAGGTCCACATCATCTTATTGGAATATGCAAAACTACGTTTTAAAAATTGTACATTATCTATAGTAGTTTGTACTGGTTTACCAGTTTTCTGGCAATCAGTATAAGTCATACCATACTTGGAATAGCAATCACAAAAGTCTTTCAATAAATTATTATCATAAAACCATTCCTGAAAATTAAATACATTGTCGTCACCATAACTAATCATGGCTACAGTTTCTGAAAACTTTGGGATTTCTCCTAAAGCTTCATCAATTTGCTTGCCAAGAGAGTAATAACAAATTCTTGCCATACAGGAATTATATATAGAATTCAAGATACTAGTAATTGGGCACCCTGAAGGTTGTCCATGAGTCCATTGATAGACCACTGAGCCGGAAATATGAATAGACTGGAAAATACAACGCGCCAAAGCACGACGCACATTCTGGCTATATTCATCATCTCCATACCACTCATTTATCTTATCAAAAATATCACAAACAACGTCAGGATTCAACGTACCATCATAATTGGAGAAATCTCCAGCAAACACACTATCACCACGAGAGTTCAAATGTGTTGCAAGCATTCTCCATTCATTGGACATTGGATTAATCCCAACAGCTATTTCATTATCAATCCTGTATTTTTGGATCCATGCTGTAAAACACATAAAATATTTTCTAAACACAATAGTAAAAATCATAGGCCCAGCAGAAAACACTCTAGTTTTACCTTTGAGCACCTTTTCTATAGACCTCTTCTCATCTTTCAAACTATCTGGAAATAGAACAGGGTAAATTACTTTATCCTGTGCCATTTCTTCAAAATCTAAAATTTCTTCCATCACACACACATCATCAAGAATCCAATCTTCACCTTTCCCAAGAAAAGTGAATTTCTTTGAACTCCCTTTAGTTGTCTGTGCTAACGGATACCCCATACTAGTACTTCTATTAATGGGTTCAAAACCCTCCAAGCCTTCGATTCCCTGTATGGCCTCAGCATTAGTTAAAACACGTCGTTCATTCACTGGGAATCTAGAAATCTCGGAAAAGAATTCATTAATTGAAACATCTCGCAATAACTGAGGTATATAAACTGGCTTCAAGCCAGCTTTCGCTAAACCTATTCGCAACGGGTCTAAATATGTACCATCACCACAATCAACTGTTGTCAAAATTGCAGGCATAGTAGTATGTTTAGTCACCATATCCTGAATAGGGCTAACTGAAAGAGTAGTTTTACTAGCTCCAATATAGGGTGGATATAGACCACCTTTCACATGACCGATTGGCATGAAGTCACCTTCAACCAAAAGGTCATCACCTTGTTCAACATACGTCAGATCTAAAGTAAATCCAGATTGCTGCATCATAGGTGCACGCAGGAGTGACATAATCACTTCCTGTGTTACTACAACGGCAGCATTGGCATGTCCTTTCATGCCAATACAATGCATTCCAACAATCTTATTCTGTGCATTGTGGGTATTCCAAATCAATGGAGCTCCACAATCCCCAGCTACCGTATCCATATGATATTTCACTAACTCCCTATATACATAATATGGTGAACTATCTGCAGCACAACGTGCTGAGATATTTGTGTTCTCGTGCTTAAGGGGTTTTCCCTCACGCAACAGAACATCATATGTCCATGCAGTACCCATATATGAATTTGGATAACAGCACAAATCTGGACATTCATCAATATTGCATTTCAATAATAAAGCATCAAAATTATTCAAATTAGACAATTCATCATTTGTAATAAAATGTTTCAGTATGTCTCGATGATTTGCCACCAAAGCTTTAGACTTAAACTCTAGTCGTGCATAATCATCATTATCCAATGGGGTTTTTGAGTAACTAATATTAACATATTCTTCATTAAATTCAAACTCATATGGTTTATCATCACGGGAAGGTCTAGGTTTCCACATCAAGTATTTTGTGGTTGTGCCTTCGACTTGCTGCGCAAAATGTCTAGGTATGATTGCCAAATTATCACGAATAAAGATTAACTGGATACATTTAACTTTTGGATATGCTTTCTGTGAACAACAATAAATATTGTTGCGGTACAAAGTATCTTCCAAATTCTTCAGACCCGGGTTAAGAATTGCTTCCTGATCCCAAGATCTTTTGTTATATGCAGCATTCTTACGGATTTTAGTATTTTTCCCTCTGCTCTTACCATCTTTCTTATTGCTTTCATGTTCCCATGAAGTCAATTTCTCATGGCGAGTAGTGTTACGCACTTTGACCTTCTTTCCATGGCTTTTACCATCTTTTTTATTACTCTCCAACATGTAACCATCTTCATCCCACTCAAATAAATCTATTTGATTGGGAGTATCTTCATAATCACTATAGTTAATGCTATCCGTTTGACTAATACATTCAAAAGCTCCAATCAATAAATAAAAATGGTTATTTTCACGGGAAGTGTCGAAACCATTCCAATTTCGAATAACCATTCTCTGTTCGGTATGTGAGTATTTATAAGCTTTATCCAATGTGGTCGAATCCACTATACTCCCTAAAGAGTGCATAGTAATGACTCTATTACCATTAACATTCTTATAATATATTTCAATATCTCCTTCTTCCATCAAATCCTTACTAAGGTTCTCAAAGATATATGTTTCATTGATCTTTATCACTTTCAATTTAGTGCCTCGTGTGAAATAATACCACATTCCATATAATGAAACAACAACTGCTAATATTAAACCTATTGGCTTAATATTGGCATACACATAGCGACATAACTTGCCGCCTAGTGTTGTTGCATTATCTAAAATGCGTCGATAATAAGATTTTGCAACATCAAAATGTATAACATCTTGAATGTAACTAACACTCTGATCAATTTTAATTTCCAAATCTTCCATAGCATCATAATACAAACCTTGTTGCTGTACTCTAGATGCATATTGATCTAGAATTGAATTGAACATTGTTTTATTCTTCCTATTCCACTCATCACGTGCATCACTCTTACCAATTAAATAATCTTTTGCTTCATTAAATGTCATCTCAGCAGTAATGTCACGACCAGTAGTCATGTCATATGCTGTAAATCTATAAATATCCACCGGGTCAATCAATTCCCCGGCCTCCATCATTGCCGTGACTTTCTCATCACACACTCGACTCGAACCCGCTACTCTCACTTTTCCAATCACAGACTGTCTGAAAGCAACATCAATCCTACGAGTAAAAGCTTCCTTACTCACTAACGTTTTAGGGTCAAACTTTTCAACATTGGAGGATGCAAATATAAAAGGACTTACAAAATAACAATTAGCTTTGTCATCAACTCCAGCCATATTCAAATGCCATGGTTGGGTATTGGCAGCATGTATTATTTCCATAGGTTCCAAATTGGGATTTGCATCAGTATCACGCACTTGCATGAAATCATCATAAACCACAACTGGTTGTTTTGTATATCCATCAAAATATTCACATGTTATGTCCCTAGTAAAGAAACCACGATCTGGATTCGCAATAAACGAATTTGCCCAGAAGGGCTCTAAACCAAGGGCACGGTCTTTCTCGATTTTATTGTAACATAAAATTTTACCAATCAATGGCAAAGTTAATGATTTACCAACACCTGGTTCTCCAGTCAAGAAAACCACTAAAGGTTTTGGCCTTTGATCACTTGTTAATACTGGTGAATTAGATGCATCCATATATAACTTAGTAATAATCTGTAAATGGTTATTGAATGCAGCTCTTTCTTCATTTGATAATTGACGCGAAAATTGTCGCGACCATCGTATTCCTTCTTCATAAGCTGAAACCACTCGATTACAAACCGTTAGATCACTCTTAATAGAGGATCTAACTTTTTGCAAATTAATGACTCTATCGAGCCATTGACTATAAGCATCTTCTGCCTCGAACAAATAATAATAATCTGGCAAAAATTTCTTCACAAACTCGAAACATGTAATCTTGATCATGTTTGTAACATGGCCAGCAGCGAATTGTACTCCTTTGCATGCTCCAGGCAACAAGGAGAATCGCTTCATAACGGTTTCAATCCATAAAGTATCTTTACCGGTTGGTAATTTACCACCAATTAAGGCTATTAACATTGGCATAATGAACTGGGCAGCAGCATCTAATGACTGTTGTTCCAACCGAGGTTCATTAAATTTTAATGTAATATAATTCATAACTTCCGCAGGTACATTATGTCTAACCATAAGGTTAGATGCCACCAACAAAGTCATGATCTTACTATTATTATTATATATATTATAAATTATAGTCAATACATCAACAAAATCTTGCCACAATTCAGAAGAACCAAAAGCAGTATTTTTCATATCAGTTATTAACTTAGGAATTCTACCAATCGAGTTGGTAAGCAAATCCATCTTTTCCAATGAATCATTGGCTTTATTTAAAGTTCCTTGAGCAGCAGTAGTCATATCAGTAGCAGCTGTAGTGATGAAATCTTTCAAAACTATAGCAAGATCACCGAAATGTCCAGCACTAATGCCTATCTTATCAACATTGGCTCCAAAATCAAATGGATCTAAATTCATCAGACCTTGTTGCCTGACTGCTCCATTACGGGCAAGTCGTATAGCTCGTTTATGATCGCCATTCTCAATGGCCGATACCAAGCTATAATAAAATTTATCCCTACAACTAGTAGTTTTACACCACGTAATGGCATGGGAGTAAATTCGTTTATTATCCTCACTCACCTCAATTTGATGAGGTAGTTTGGGTATTTTCATTTGTTGTTCAATTGCGTAGACTTGTCTATTTGGGCTATTGTTCATAGCAAGCCGCCGCAATTCTTCCATAGATTCATCATCTATGTCATAAGTATCTTTAAATTGAATAACACGCTTGACTGTTAAATCAAGTTTCTTAGAAAACTGGGTTCGCCGGGATTCTTCAACCGACTTCTCATTTTTAATCCTTGTATGAGCACAGGTTCGCCGAGATTCTTCAATCGACTTCTCGTTTTTAATTACTGGTACGAGCACAGTATTAGTTAGTTCGCTCTTCACATCGCAAACAGATAACTGGTTT